TAGCCCGGTGGTGGTCAAAGGATCGGCTACCACAGGCGTGACAATTTCGGCCTCGCAAGCAGCTCTTGTTGCCTGGAGTGGATCAGATTTCGTGTTGATTTCAACAACGGACGCTGCTAAGTTAAGCGGTCTCGGGACCGGGGTCGCAACAGCGTTTGGTCAAAATGTGACCGGGTCGGGCGGAATCGTTTTGGCGGCTAGTCCGACCATGACGGGTACGACAACGGTTGCGGAATTGACCATTGGCGGGGCCACAAAAGAGACGGTCTACGCTTTGTCAGGCACAACGCCTGCGCTTGATCCATCCAACGGCGGGATTCAGACTTGGACGTTGTCTGGCAACTCCACGCCAACCGACTCGCTCGCGTCTGGCGAGGCGGTGCTCCTGATGATTGACGACGGTACGGCGTACACCATTACTTGGCCGAGTGTGACGTGGAAGACAAATCTAGGAAACGCCCCGACCCTTAACACCACGGGGTATACAGCCATCGTGCTGTGGAAGGTCAGCACGGTTTTATACGGCGCTCGCGTGGGGAATGCGTGATGCTTAAGATGTTAGTTGGATGCAACGATAGTGCGTCTGGCACCTATACAGAACAACAAAAACTTGTTGCAAGTGATGCGGCAACAGCGGATTTTTTTGGGGCGGCTGTCTCGTTGTCGTCAGATGGTAGTGTCTTAATTGTTGGGGCGTATGGCGAAGATACGTCGCCGTATTTTCAAAATGGTGCAGCCTATGTTTTTACTCGAGCCGGCGCAACGTGGACACAACAACAAAAGCTAACAGCTAGCGATCCTGAAGACAGTGCATTGTTTGGTATTGCAGTCGCTATGTCATCTGATGGCAACACCGCGATTGTTGGGGCAAGAGCAGAGGATACTTCTCCAAATACTGATAACGGTGCTGCATATGTGTTTACACGGTCCGGATCTGTCTGGTCGCAACAAGCTAAATTGTTAGCAAGCGATTCTGAGTCAAATGCGTTGTTTGGATGCGCTGTTGCACTGTCTGCCGACGGAAATACGGCAATTATTGGAGCGCGCAGAGAAGATACATCACCCAGCGCGGATAATGGAGCAGCGTATGTGTTTACGCGATCAGGCGTTACATGGTCGGAGCAGCAAAAGTTAACAGCAAGCGACGCTGCCTCTGATGACTTTTTTGGAACGTCGGTCGCGCTGTCATCAAACGGCAACACCGCAATCATAGGCGCAATTGGTGAAGACACATCGCCATCGGTGCAAAATGGTGCGGCATACGTTTTTACACGATCTGGATCAACTTGGACGGAACAACAAAAACTTACTGCTAATGACTTAGCATCGTCAGATCAGTTTGGTATATCTGTCGCGCTTTCATCTAACGGCGATACGGCGGTTGTTGGAGCAGACCTTGAGGATACGTCTCCAACTCTTAGTAACGGTGCGGCATATGTTTTTACTCGATCCGGATCAACGTGGACACAACAACAAAAACTACTTGCCAGCGACCCTAATACGGACGACAACTTTGGTCGATCAGTTGCGGTGTCTGCTGATGGAAACATAGCCGTCGTTGGCGCATATTCTGAAACTACACCGCCGTACTTAAACAACGGCGCGGCATATGTGTTTACACGATCTGGCGTGACATGGACTCAAAAACAAAAAATTCTTGCCAGCGACTTAGCATCCAATGATTTTTTTGGCACCTCAGTCACTATGTCGGCTGGTGCGTCTGTGGTTGTTATTGGGGCTGACGGAGAAACATCACAAGCTGGAGCCGCTTATGTCTTTGCCTCATAAGGACTTCTCATGAACCTAATCAACCTTCAAACACTTCAGTATCCGGTTTCGATCTACTCTGTTCGTGCTGAGAACCCCCACACCAGCTATCCGGACTCTCCCAGCTTTGTGCCGGACGGCTACGCTGCGGTTGAAGCGACGTCGTTGCCAGGGTTTGACCGGCACACACAACAGATCGTCGAACTATCTCCAGTCCACGCAAACGGCACCTGGAAGCAGTCGTGGGGCGTGATTGCCCTGCCGATAGACGAGCAGCAGAAGATCCGTGATGCACGGGCCACGGCTGTACGCAAGCAGCGTGATGGTTTGCTCACGCAGTCTGATTGGACGCAACTTCCTGATGCGCCGGTTGACAGGACGGAATGGGCGGCTTACCGTCAGGCTCTTAGAGACCTCCCATCCCAGTCAGGATTTCCGTTTGACATTGCTTGGCCAGCCTTGCGGGTTGGTTAATAGCTTACTAAGGAAGTCAGATGGCCTTTGTCAAACTTCAGTTTCGAGCGGGATTGAACCGCGATCAAACCAACTACACCAATGAGGGTGGATGGTTTGACTGCGACAAGATTCGGTTTCGTTCTGGGTACCCACAGAAGCTAGGCGGGTGGCTTGCGGCCACGTCTCAGACCTTTCTGGGTGTTTGCCGTCAACTGTTTGGATGGGTCACCAGCTTTAGCGACAACCTCTTGGCTCTGGGAACCAGCAAGAAGGTCTACATTGAGGTTGGCGCTCAGTATTACGACATCACGCCGTATGCAAGCATTACTGCGGCCGGTGACGTAACCTTTGGGGCCATCAACGGTAGTTCGTCCATCACGGTCTATGATACAAACTCCAATGCTGTAGCAGGCAACTACGTCACGTTTAGCGGCGCTGTGTCGTTGGGCGGCAACATCACCGCAGCAGTCCTTAATCAAAACTATGAGATTGCGACTGTTGTTAGTGCCAGTCAATACACCATTGTGGCCAAGAGTCCCACGACCGGGGCGGCGGTCACTGCCAACGCCTCTGATGTGGGTAGTGGTGGTGCGTCCGTGGTCGGTTCTTATGAGATTGCTGTTGGATACGACTCGGCCACGTTTGGTTACGGATGGGGAACGTCCACCTGGGGAACGGTGCCCTGGGGTCTTGGCTCGTCATCGCCAATCCTTCTTCAGCAAAGAGACTGGTTCTTTGACCAGTTTGACAATGACTTGGTGATGAACTACCGAGATGGTCCGTTGTTTTATTGGCAACGCACCACCGGAGCAATTAGCACAGCATTGTCGTCAAGAGCCATTTACCTGTCGGATCTAGCTGGCGCAGCAGATGTGCCTGGCGAGGTAATGCAATGCTTGGTCTCTCAAAACGACCGACATCTGTTGGCGTTTGGTTGCATTCCATACGGGTCTACGTCATCTACTGACTTTGATCCGATGCTCATCCGGTGGGCATCTCAGGATGCGCCGGAGTTCTGGACTCCAGGTGCAGTAACTGTGCCGTCTACTGGCACTCTGAGCAGCGCGGGGTTTCGTCGAGTATCGCGTGGTTCGCGTATCGTTCGGGCGCTTCCCACTCGGCAAACCATCCTAGTCTTCACAGATACCCACTTGTACTCATTCCAGTACCTTGGAACAACAGACATCTTTGACTTACAAGAGTACGCAGACAACATCTCTATCATGAGTCCTCGGTCTGTATCGACCGCGAACAACGTGACGTATTGGATGGGCGCAGACAAGTTCTACGCATATGGTGGTGTCGTGGAAACGCTCCCCTGTACCTTGCGGAACTATGTGTTTAACAACCTGAACTACAGCCAGACGGATCAAGTCGTCTCTGGAACCAACGAGGCGTTTCATGAGATATGGTGGTTCTATCCTAGTGCTACGGCAACATTCAACGATAGCTATGTCGTCTACAACTATCTGGAGAAAGTGTGGCACTTTGGAACGATGGATCGGACGGCATGGCTGGATGCAGCACAGCGCGAGTACCCGCAAGCCGTTGGAACAGAGAACATCCTCTACGATCATGAGCGGGGGGTGGATGCAAACGGCGCTCCGATGGAGGCGTACATCCAGTCTTCTGACTTTGACCTTGGAGATGGTGAGAACTTCATGTTGAGCCGAAGGGTCATACCCGATGTTGACTTCAGCGGGTCAACGGCTGAAACCCCGGCTGTAGATTTTATGATCAGACCAAGGAACTTTCCCGGATCTCAATATCAAGACGATGCGTTTGATAACCAAGCAGTTGTACAAAGCTCTGTGAATGTCTATACGGATCAGATATTCATACGAGCCAGAGCCAGGCAGATGGCGCTCAAAATTCAATCTGATGGTCTAGGTGTTACTTGGCAACTTGGCTCTCCTCGTTTAGATGTCACCAAGGATGGAAGGCGCTAAATGGCTCTGGAAAACTTCAGAGCGCCGCCGCTCCCTTTGCCGGGAGATCAGTACGACAAGCGTTACGTCCATCAGTTGATACGCGCCTTGACGTTGTACTTCAATCTGCTGGACTCTTCTGCACCGAATCAGGCGCAGTCATATCGTGCCTTGAACTTCTACGGCGGAAACTTCATTGGGTCTGGCCATCTCCTAGCAATGCCTCACGGAAGTTACTTTAGTAACGTAGATCAGACGCTGGCTTCGACC